AATTGATATTATCACATCTTCAGGATTAATACTTACAGTCATTAAATCAAGTATTCCGTAATCACCAAGATTTACCTGTCTGTACATTTTACCTGATATTGATAGCCCTTTATTAAATAATTCATATTTTCCATATTCACTTTGGTATGCTTCCCAAATAATGTCCTCTAAATCTTTCTCTAAAAATTCCATATTACTTTTTTATTATTTCAATTAAATAAAGCAAATTGACTTCTCCATTTTTAGGGCATTTAGGTATATGTTCTATTTCATTCATTATTTCTCCTATTGTTTTCATAATTTATGATATAAGAGGTGTGGCAGCCTTGTATAAGGCTACCAGCACTTAGTTGATTATATTTTTGTTATTTCTTGATACAGAAGATTAATTGTGTCTACATCATTCTTGAAGCATTCAAGTGTTTCTTCATTGACACATGAAGCATAGTTGAACAAAATCTGTACAAGCTGGTCCGCAAGTTCTTTCGGAGGCATGAACTCGTTGAAGAAATCATTTAATGAAGTAAAGTCGTACTCCTTCATAACAGACCTCCTTTCTTCGCTGAAATGAAGCAAGCAATAAACGGTAATATAAACAAGATAGGGTTAATGATAGTGAGTACTAACATTATCAACACAAAAATGGCTTTTACGTTAGCCGATAACGTAGATGTAGAAGTTACTGTACTTCGCTTCTGCTCTAAATTTGTCGGGTTTGGCATTTGAACAAATTTTGAGTTATATAATAAAAGAAGGCTATTGCCTCTCCAAGTCGCCAAACCCGATACACATTATTGGAATGAGTATCCACGAGAGAACAATAGCCTTATATCTTTGTGGTATAAGTATCTAATGGACATAAAAAAGCCCATTCCAAATAAATATGTTAATGCAGGTTTGGCGTACTTGCACCGCAAAGATACAACTCAAATTCAAAATACCAAAATAAAATTCAAATATCTTTCAAATAATTATCCACCACTTTAATAAACTCGTCTAATGACCGAACAACGATGTATTTGTTACCATTTGCCTCACATTCCTTTTGCCATTCTTTTTGGACCGGTCTTTGGTATTCTCCCGGCTTTTTCATTTCCACACACAAAGCTCCATAGAAACGATTGCTCTTAAGAAGTATCAGGTCTGCGACTCCGGGAAGCATACCTTCATCTTTCATATAAGCTCCGTTCCTTGCAGAACGTCTTGCCGCATTAGGAACAGCAAACAGCATATTTCTGAGATGGGGATATTTTAAACGGAAATATCTAACACAAGAACATTGTATTTTATGCTCTTCATTTTTGGGCTTACTACGGCTGCTTGCCACACAAGCCTTGGATTTCATCTCTTCGTATGTCATAATTATTATTTGTTTATGTAGTACGGCATTATTTAAATCCCCATTCTTTCATGTAGTCAATGTTTTCAGGGAATCCTTCTACCAATATAGGGCTGAGGAATATCTTATCACTTTTTAAATTTGATCCTCCCCATTCGGTGGGTGGACACTTTTCATATTCTTCTTTAGAAACTTCACTTACACAAAAATGTGTCTGAAAGCCATATCCTTGTACACTTACTCCTAAATAACCGAATTTACGTAATGCCCACTCAAAAGCAATATCTCTATAAAAGTAATGTTTGGAGAATACTGCTACATATATCTTATGTGTAAAATTCCCTGTTTCTGTCAAATCCGGATTACATCTGATACAGAAATATTTAATACGTGAAAGTATTTTTTTTGCAAAATTCTCATATTTTTCACAATCCTCTTTTGAAAGAAACTCTTCCCCATCATATGCGATGTAAACAGTCTTAGTAATTTCTTTTGTTTCCATGTTATTCTTTTAATTAAAGACCCGAAGCGTATTCTCCGGGGCACAACCATTATTTATTAACCCATGCCATTGATGTGTGGCTCACATTTATGTGTCAGCAGCAGGACTTGCACCTGCATGATAGGAGTTTTTCTTGGACTTTCACCAAGTAGTTTTGCTTTTTCACGTTGCGGTGACATTCAGCATTACCTGTTATTAGCTCAGTGGTTTGAATTTCTTTTTACAGCTAACCGTAACATATTGACTTGCCAACCTATCTATAAGAGCTTCACTTTAGTGTATCTCATTGTTCCACCATACTGACTGACCATTACTTAATCAAAATTGAAATTATCCTCACCGTTAGGATCTTCGTCCGGCATATCATTACCGAAATCCATCGGAATGAACCAATCTGAAATATAGTCTTGCATGATTTAATCCTCCTTTTGGCTACTTAGCCATTCTTTATAATCTTTCTCGTAATATTGGGGTATTATACCTTTCCTCATAAAGTCTATGTATTCTTGTACAGTACAATCATCCCAATCAACTCCGTTGTCTGGTATATCTTCCGTTTCTGATGTACAAAGAGTGTATTCAAATGGATTATACCCACTGTTGAGCCCATATTCTTCAACTATCTTGATTACATTTTCATCGGTGGTTATTTGTTTGATTTCACTTTCAGCCACACACCCGGATATTTCAGAGTGTTTGCCAAGTACTTCACCGAAGTAAACACTGATTTTGTTATTCACTAAGTATTCGACATCTTCTGTGTCTGCAATAAATACTCCTTCAAGATTGCCCATTCTTCCGCAATCGAAGTCCATTTTAAATAATGCTTTCATAACTAAATCAAATCAATTATTTTGGTTTTAACAATCGCATCCAATCTCATATCAGACAAACCTTGTGAAAGGTGTTGTTCCATCAAAGTGTTTGCCTCCTTTAAATCCTTTGCGCAAACCAAATTATAGTATTTCAATTCTTTCTCATTGCCGTTCTCATCAATCTGAGTATCTACAATGGTAGCCTTGAAGAATGGTTTGTCTTCTGTCTTTTCGTTGATTATCTCAATGATGTTTGAACGTGAAATGGAGAAGACATCAGATTCCATATTATCGGATGCGTACTGTTCGATCCCTTTGGCTTCCGCTTCTGCAAAAAGTGAGCAGTCTGTAATGAAGTGTTCTTTTACTTCTTTTTCAAGACCGTCCTTGTTAGGTTTCATCACCTTTAACTTTACCTCGTAATACATATCATTCCTCCTTTGTCTTGTTACGTTCCTTAATCATTGCATCAGCTATTTGGTAAGCTGCTTTAGCCTGTTTTTCAGAGTTGTAGTTTGTAATACTAACTTCTTTGGATGGGAAAAACAATGTTACAATTCTATTCCATAAAGTTCTCCTGCGTTTTGCTGTCATCATTATGCACTTCATTGCTTCAAGTGCAATATGATCGCGCGATATGTTGCTTTCCATAATTTTATTGCTTTAATTGATTAATAATTTGTCTTTTGATTTTCTTGTACAACTTCCCGACAAAACGTCCATGCTTCTCTGTTCCGTCATCGGGCAACTCGTTTTTATAAATATGAAGAAGTAACTGGATGAGAAGCACTTCTTGTTTTGTCAAAGTAAGTTTCATTTAAATATGAAATTTGTTTTGTTCAACCTCTATCTCCATCAACTGAATCAAACGTTCTTCGTTTGGAGATGGGATATATATACCACATTGGGCACTCGAAAAATTCCGAAACCGCTCAATAGTTAGGCTCATCTCCGCGCTGTCAAGATCAGAAGAACTTCGTAGATACTTTATCCGACCCAAAAACTTGTCTTCTCTCTCACGGACGAAAGTGTCTTTGTTGCAGAGAATCTTGTAATAGTTCCGCTTTACATATTCCATCGTTTCACCGATTTGGCAACCGAAATAAGCAAGGCAGACATGAAGGTATTTGTTGGCTTGAATACCCCTTTGCGGTCTCTTTTCCGTCAATTCAAACACCTTCTGTTCCTTTATCAACTTCTCCAGCTTCGCTCTTGCCTGCTGGACGTGGAGAGGATTGGAACCATCGTACTTCATCAGAAGGGCAAATCTAGATCATCATCCTGGGAAACACTCGGAGCATTATTTATATCCTCTGGGCTAGGTGATGTATTCTGAGGTACAAACTCTTTGAGGTCACCAAAAATATACCGTGTACCTTCTACCCGTTCCTCTCTTTTAGGAGAACAAGTGATGAAATGCGTATGCCCGAACTGGGATTTCTCTTTGCGCTCGATAACAGCCACATTCACATAGATTCTTTCAACTCCGTCTTTACACTTAATTTTCTTCATCTGCTCACGAGGTATATCAGAGAGACAGATAGAACCACTTAAAATTGCCATAATTATATTGTTTTTAATGTTACACTTCCAACTACTGGAATCTCTTTTAAATATTTCTTATACAAATCAGGATAATCTTTCTCAAACGCCTTCTTGTCGAAATCCTTTCTGATAGTGTCCTTTTTGCGAGTAAATGATATGATATCACCTTTCCAACTATATTCACCGGCTTCTACCATAGCCATCATAACGCCATCAGTTATTTCTTTCTTTTTATCGGACCAATATTTTGCCTGTGATACAATTTCCTGTATTGTCCTCTCCATCTTTCGGTACTCTCCAGGAAGAGTAACAGGGGATATGGAATAGGGATTCACAAACTGTCTGCCTTCCGAATCACATTTCAACAGATTTATTACAATTTCTGATGGTATTCTCTCGACTTCTACTATTTCATGGTTTTTACCTCTCAACCATATACCTATAAGCCTTACCGCATTGCATCCCGGATTCTGCAACTCAAAAAAGTATGCATATATACTCAACTGCCATCTTACAGATTCCTTGTCAAGCACGTAAGTGGTCTTTATATCACCTAAAGTAAAATCCGTATCATTTTCGCGATAAACCTTGTCGATACAGCTTGCATAGTGCTCATTGTCAGATACAAGATATTCGGAACATTCGTACCTCAATCCCCAATCATCTTTCAGTTTCTTGTATCCTTGTGCTTCATCGCTGTCATGAGTTATCCCCATATCATCGACAAGTTCGCAGATACTATGGATCATAGTACCTCTTTCAGCCGCTTTCCTTAACACGTCTTCGGGAACATCACGGTATTTATCGGGGAAAAGCTGTCTGCCTATCACGGAAGTAATACCACTTAGTTCCTTATCCCCTAGCATATAAGTATGTTCATCGGGATTGAAAACGACTTGTGATTTGATTAGTTTCATTTCAGTTCTCCTTTCCTTCTTGTCACCGCTTCAACAAAACGTTTGTCACTCTGTAATTCCTTATAATTTCCCCATACTACCTGTAATGTCTCGATTGACAGGCTTGATCTTACTTCCTGCAATGCCATCGCAAGGAAATCCGTTTCCTCAGGTGTTGTACTATCAGGGTCCTTTTGCTCTTCTGTAGGAATCAGGAACAATTGAAGCAAAGAATATTTCAACGCTATGCTCATTGCTTTATTCATTCCTTTATCGCCTGCGTCCATTGCTTCACCCACATTTACAGTTTCCACAAAGCTGCCATCAGTGGTCATATACCTAAACTTTATCGTAGCCCTTGTAAATGTGTTCGTACCGCCGGATTTCGTTATCCTGTTCTCCGTTGTGAAGTTCTGCACTTCCTGTAGTATGAACACCTCATTTTTTGAGAATAATTCATGAAGTTCGTTCATAACGTTGTCAATCCCACGGAATTTGAATCCCTGTTGCTGGTTCTTCTCCGATTTGGTGATAGCCTTTGTCTCTTTGAGGATATTGGCTATCTTACTGTATATTAACTGTTCACTCATTATAAAATTATTATTTACCAACGCAAAAAAGGCAGGTCCGCAGTCCTTACAAAGTTCCGCTTCCTGCCATGATATCTCTCCGATTCTTCAAGTTCGTTTTCAAGAGAATCGATTTCTTCATTAAGCAAGGATATATATTTACCTTTACAGTCAGCATTGAATGTGAGCCTTACCGATTCCTCACTCATTGACTGGACTATATCAAGCTCTGAATAAAGTTTTTCCAATTCATCGCTTATCTGGCTTATAGTTCTCATACCTTTTCAAGAAATTGGATCGGCAACGAGCATACACCTTTCATATTAGGATATTTGACATCAGCATATCCGTTAGCGATATAAACTATTGTACCTGTCAACGTATCACCTATCTCACGTACTTTATCACCTTTCTTCATAACCATTTATTTTAAGTTTATCTAATTATTGTGGCAATGGTTTCCAAAAATCAATGTCCCATGCCCGGTTAGTATTTCCACATATCCAAATGTTCTTCTTATGCTCACTATCGAATACCAACATCCCGGTATTCACAAATTTCCCGGAACTCTTTACAAACACTCTTGTGTCTAATGGTGGAGGATCTTTTTCTGCATTCCTCCATTTCATGGATTCCAAAACAAATTGAGCACCTTTTTCAAAATCCACTGATGCTGTTCTTTTGTGCGTAATTCCATGTATGCCATTTGCATACTCTCTGGCTTTCTCCTTTATTATATTTATATCCATAACTTAACTTGTTTCCAATTAAAAAACTCCTGCTATCTTCACAGACTACAGGAGCAAAACCTAAACGACTTAATCTATCACTTATGATAACTTACAGCCACCGTCAGCGGAATCGGGCCGCCATACTATCCGTTAAATGAAAGTAGAGATTAGAACAGATAATTATTTATGTTTATTACCTTAGACAGTACCAACCATGGACGGTGAAATTCCGTACCTATATTCACATACAGGCACGGACAGACAACATTAACTTTATGAAATAACAAAAAAACTAGATGAAAAAATCATTCATATTCCTTTAACTCTCTGTATGTCATTACCACCAATCTCACACACAATAATGAGATAATGGAAAATATAATCACCGATACAGATTTTATAGGGCTTTCCGTAACTATCGCACCATAAATCATTCCTAAAGAACATAGTGCGGCAAATATAGACAGGATAAAATTAGCTGTTTTCATAATATGCATTTTTATATTGTTCCCCTCAACGGCTTAAACCGGTTGTTACCCCGAATCTTACGGGAGGGGATATATTAGACCTTCCGGCGGTACTTGTGCCCAACCAAGTTTACTTAATGCACTAAGGACAAATCGGTGCACCGAAAGTATGTTCAATCAATTATTATAGACCCTCAATACGTCACGGCATCCCTGCTGGTATTGACTCCTATAATCAGTCCGTTTGTCTGCATTATATGGCTTATGAGTTACACCATATAAACATTTACAATGTGTGAAAGAACTTTGAACAGTTCCCCTCAACGGCTTAAACCGGTTGTTACCCCGAATCTTACGGGAGGGGATATATTTATTTGTCTGCTGAAATACAAGCCAATTGTTTCTTTAGATAACTTATACGATCACATTCCATATCACATATTTGACTACCTTGTTTTTGGTTGTGAGGATAATGCTTACATTTCCCCCTTTGAAAACAAGGACATAACTGCCGGTACACTATCACAGTTCTTTCTTCTATCTCCTTGCATGCAATACTAATAGCTTCCAGCGCGTCAGCTTTAAAAATCAACGGTTCTACCGGATTACCAAGCTGGTAGCATTTATTATTTATAAAATCGGTTGCTTTGCTCATTTTTTATTTATCTAATAAGTATTTATTTACATCTTGTTTAGAGAAATACAACAGTTTGCCCTTTTTAGTATATGGGATAGTACCATCATGAACGCGTTTTCTTAAAGCCCCTTGAGATATTCCTAGATATTCTGCGCATCTAGCAGAATTCATTACAGAATCATTCTGTTTTCCCGTCACTTCTGCAAATCTTTCCGTGAGCATATTCATTTCTGTTCTTGTCATCATAACCTTTGAATATTTATATTTTCACTCTGATAATGGATTCTGCACCACCATAATTCTTTATCGCCTCTTCCCTTATTCTTACTGCAAGTTCAGTGTTGATAATGTACTTTAATGCTCTGCGTACTGTTTCACCGCTAACCCCGAAATGAGATGCGATGTGTTTCTGTGCACCTTGTGGAACGATTATCCGTGGGATTTCTTTGGTTCTTCCTATTTTATTCATATATTTGTATATTAATTATTGCCGTTGCGAAATAAAACTGTATTCAGTTCGTTTTCACATTGCAAAAGTAAGCGGTTTAACTTTCAGTTGCAAATTAAACCGCTAAAAAATATAAGCTAAACCGTTATTTAGAAACATTTTAAATAATATATTATGAAAACAACTGTAAATGAAAGAATTACTCAAATAATATCTCAATTCGGATATAAAAGTAAAAGATCTTTTGCAGAAAAGATAGGTATCGCACAGACATCACTTAATGATATCCTAAGAGGAGCAGAGCCAAAATATTCAACATTATATAAAATTTTGGAAGCTGAACCGCTTGTTTCTTCGGAATGGCTACTCCGTGGTGAAGGTGAGATGCTTAAATCTCAGCCCACATCACTTGATTTAGAATCAAAAACGAATAAAACATCCGCACCACATCAAATTGAAACAAAAAATATTAACATAGATTTACATGGAGAACAAATAGACAGCAAAAGGACTATCGAAGTCCTTATAAAAGTAATAGAAACATACCAAACACGTATGGATGACTTACTAAATGTTATCGAAGTGCTTAAAAATGAAAACACCGATTTGAAAGAACAGTTAGAAAAACCAAATGTAAGCTAAACAAATGAACATCTTATCATGTTTTTTAAGGAGATTAAAAACCTTAGATATGAACAATGATATAATACACAAATTAGAAGACATTGCCATTAAGATGAACAACCAACATGATAGATTAGAAAGACTTCTTTTCGGAGTTGAGTTAAATCTAATTACATGCAATAAAATAGAGCCAGAAAAGAATAATATACATAAGACGATTAGTCTTAATAAAAAATAGATATTATGGAAAAAGTATTGCTAATATCTTTATTACTTATTGGAGTAATATCTAGTTGTAGTAATAACGAAGATAACATTC